ACGCTGCATGGGGTCGAGTTCCATAATCTGCCACATGTCGGTATCCAGCACCAGCGCGTCGCGCGTAGTGCCGATGTTCCGATCCGGCACGAACGCCAACTCGCCGAAGTCCGACACGTACACGTCGGCGCCGCCGATGATCTTGGCCAGCTTATCGCCGGTATCCCGCCGCTGCTGCGCGATGCCGGTAAAGCCACCCGCCGCCATCTTGAGCAGCGGCGACATCAACACCATCGTCGGATTGCCGCCCGACTGATACACCGCTGCGTTTACCGTCTTGAGCAACAGTTCGGTGTAGGGCCGCGTCGTGCCGTTGGTCGCCGCCGCGTTCGGATACCCCATCGTGGTGCCGGACAGCGTCGGATTGGCGCCACCAGTACCGCGTGAAACGTTGGTTCGCATGAAAGCCAACGCACCAGCCGCCTGACCGGCAACCGTCGCGGTAGGAGGGACAGCGAAATAGTTGCCCGTGAACCGAGCCTCCATATCCCGCTTGATCTCCTTGCCGCGCTTGGCGAGCTGGTACGAATGCTCGTTCGCACGCCCGGCCGACTTGACCGCCTGCTGCGTCGTAGAGGTGCCAACCACGCCGACAAAAATTTGCGTGTAGTTGCCGAGCCGAGTGGTCGGCGGGCGCAGATCGTTAGCGAGGTCGTCACCCTGCACGGTCGCGTTGTTCGGATTTGCGGCCACCAGCGTGTCAGTCTGCCATTCGGTGTAGACCGCGCTGGCCTTGCCTCGCCCATTGGCATTGATCGCCGAAATGAACGGCGTGTCCACGGGGCTAATGTTGTAGATCGTGTCCGACAGGTCCTCGCGATTGCCGACCCGGCTAACCGTCTGGATGGTGTTCGTGGCAACCATGGGTATGTCCTTTCGCGTCAGCCTCGACGCGCGAGGCTATTATCCAAGTTGTGCCGCGATGGCGGATGCCGCGTCTTCGAGACTGCCGGTCTTAGCCAACCGCTGCGTTGCGCTCTTCTGCGCCTGTTGCCGCTGCGCCCCTTGAGGCTGGGCGACGCCAGGCGTCACTGTCTTTCGCTGCGCCCTCACACCCGCCATCTGCTTTCCGACGATCGCATCGTACTTCGCGGCCTTTTGCTTCCACGCCAGCGCCCTGTTGAGCGCCGCTAGGTCGCCCGCGTCGGCCTGAGCCATCAACTCGCGGCTGTAACCGAGGTCCGACCCGACGTTTATCAGGTCCTGCTCCAGCTTGGGCCGCTTCTCGGCATCAAACCAATCGGGCAGGATTTCGCGGAGCTTTTGCTCGTTGGCCTGCTTGCGATCGGCCATAAGCCGTTCGTCGATAGTCTGGGCTTCCGCGTGAATCCCACCGATCTGCTGCATCAACTGCTGATGCTGCCGAGCGCGAAACTCGTACTGAGCGTTTTCCCGCTGATACTGCTGAATGTCGGAATAGTCCGCCGGGTTGGGCGGCTGGGGCGCATACGCATTTGCAAGAGCCGTAAACTGGCTGGCGTAATGTCGCTGCGCTTGTGCAATCGCGCCTGCTGCTGAGGCTTGAGCCTCGCGCTGGGCATTCGCGGCACCCGTTGTAACCTCGGTGACTTGGCGATTACGGCGGGTTTCAATTTCCGCCATGATGCGCTGGGCTTCCAGAGGCAGCTGCGCGAACTTCGCCCGATCTTCCGGGTTCAGGGTAACAGGGGCTTCGATGGCCGGTTCGCCCGGTTCGTCACTCTCGCTATCCTGGGCCTCCTCCTCGTCACCTTCCGGCTCTTCGGATTCGTCCTGATCCGGCTCCTTATCATCAGCCAACTCATCTTGCAAGGCCTCTTCGAGCGCGGCGGCGCCTTCGTCGAGGTCCATGTAATCGTCGTTCGGTTCGTCAGCCATGGGAGGTCCTTAAAACAAGGGCTTCTTGTCGCGGGTATGCGCGACACGGGTTGCGTGATCGCGGGCAACGGCGTCGGCCAGTTTGCCGTCGTCGGTAATCGATTGGATGGCGCGCTGAAGTTCGCCGATCAGTTTCAGCGATAACGCGACCTTCTTCAGAATTTCCGTCTCCCACGGCTCGCACTGAACAGCCTCACGCATATGAGCTGCCGTCATATTGGCAAGCATGTCGGCAAGGCCGCCGGGTTCGTCAATGAAGGCTTGCCAGCGCTGAGCGCGTGCGATTTTGGCTTCGGGGGTCACTTATCCAAATCTCCACCCTTGCGAAACGATGCAATCTTGGCCTCATGCGCCTCCGAGGCGTGTTGCACCCGCTGCTCATGCTCTCGCCCGGCAATCTCCAGCTTCACCTGCAATTCCCGTTCTGCAAGCGCGGCATCGGCGTTCTGCTGCCTCACCGCCAATTCCGCCTGTGCTTGCTGCTGCTGCTCGGCAAGGGCCTGCTTATGCTGCTGGGCGGCCTCGGCAAGACTGGCCGCATGGCTCGCCTTTTGCGTCTCCAGATCGCTTGCCGCCTGCTGTGCCTGCTGCTGGAGTTGCAGCTTGCTCATTGCCTGTTCGTGGTCCTGCTGCGCCTGCTGTTGCGCCAAGGCAGCCTTGCCCTGTGCCTCAATCGCCTTGGGGTCCTGCTTGGGCGGCTGACTCGCTGCTGCCTGTTGTGCTTCGGGAGTTGAAGGGTCGGTATAGAACTCGTTGGGCGTCCCCAGCCCCATATCCCGAATGGCACCGTCGCGAGCCCGATACATGTTTTCAGGCGTCACCAGCGGCGATCCATTCTGAAATAGCCCGTTCTGGTCCTCAATGAGCAACTGCCAATTCTGGATGCGCTGCGCCTTTTGGCCCGTCCCCAGTCCAACCCGCACCTCAACGGGCATGTCACCATCCCATGCAGTAGGGTTCGCCTGCCGGTATTCCCCGTCTAGGCGCAGCATGATCGGATCGCCCTCCGCAATCATCAGCCGCATCTTCTTGGCAAACAGACGCCCGCAAGCGCCGCCGGCCTGCCGGGCAACATACTCCTCCATCTGTTGGCCTTGTGCCTGCATCATGGCAGTGCCGGTCGCCGTCTTGCTGATCGCGTCAGCGTCTAGACCTTGGTTGAGCCGGGTAATGCCCGTGCGGCTTTCACGTTCGCCGACAAGAAATTGGAGGAGACCGAGTCCTTGAGATGGATCAAAAGCGTCGGCGATAGCTTTGATCTCGCCGCCACCTTTGGTGCGAATAAGCACGCCGGGACCAGCCGTAAGCCAATCGTCGATGGTGCTTTCGCCAATGGCATTTTCGTCAATCTGCCCGCGTGGGCGATTGGTCAACATCACGCCGTCAATCGTCTGACGCGTCACCATCGTCCGCAACGCCTGAATGTCGGCTACTTTCTCGGCAAGGCTCTGGCCAACCATTCGATGCGCGCGAGGGAACGGGCAGAAAACGACAAACGGCTGCTCGTCAACCTCGCTGACTTCAAAAATTACGTCACCAACGCGCAAAACCTGCAACAGTTCGGCAATGCCATCGCCGTCACGGTCAGCACGGACATATTCTTCCAACAGCGTAACCTCGGCGAGCGGGCCGTCATTGTCCTGCGTGTCCCAGCTCTCACCCCAACGGGCAAGCGATCTGGGATCGCCCCACCATTCGGCTGTGGAATCTGCCGGCAAGTCATCGACCATGCGCCGGTCAAAGCCCATCTCAACAAGGTCGGAACGGGTTTTCCGACTTCGCTGAGCGATGTACGCGGCATCGTCCTCGTGACGCGCCCGCTGCGAAAAGATAAATTCCTCGCTCGGTACCGGCATGTCGATGTAACGCTTGCTCGACTGCGGCGTGTGAATACTTGCGGTAAAAGTGCCGTCACCGTGATCTTGCGCACCCATTAGCTGGGCGCCAGGCCGCTCCGGGTGCAGCCCAGCCGACAGTGCCGCTAGCTGTTCGCCATCAACCGTTAGCCGCTCACGTTTCGTCCGCCGCTTGGTGACGACAGCCGTTTTCACGATGCCGATCTTTTCGATCAAGCCCGACTGGATCCAGTCAATCAGCACCTTGAGGCCATCTTGGTCGTTCATGAAAGCGTGAGAAACCGCTTCGGTGGCTTCTCGCGCTGCCTCCTCCTGGCCCGGCTGGCGGGGAACAAACTCCACAATTCGATCGCCAGCGATGAACGTGCGCGCCACGCTGATCGTCATGTAGTCGACTGTCTCCGCTACATCGGGAACGACGACTTGGCTTTGCCCCTCAACCTCGTTGCCGAGCGGGCGAGCGTCGTAATAGTCCAGTGCCGTTGCCTGTTCCTGAGCGAGTTGCGAGTTGCGAAACAGTGAGGCTTGGTCTTCCTCGCGCTGTAGCAGCGACAGTAGCGCGGCATCGTCCATGCCAAGTTGAGCCGGCTCCGTCGAGTCCTGCTCCTCCCATTGATGCGGAAGTGGAATGTTATGCGGATCACCAAGAACGGGAATGGGAACTGTCATCAGCTACCCTGTCCAACCGCAAACTGGTCCAGCATCGCCAGCGGAAACATGATCCCGGCGCCGGAAGGACCAGACCCAAGCATCAGCCGATTGGCGTCGGTGTGCGCGCCATCGGGAATGGCGAAGAAGGTCCACACGCCGTCCTTGCGCTCGGCTAGGATGTTGAGAGTGATGTCGGGGGTCATGCGGAAACCCCGTCCTTGCGAGGCACCCGAACCTTTCTCGGATGCCGCGAAGCCAGCGCCTCTGACACACCGCCATAATTGGCTTGATCGCTCACCTGCGTTTTTCCGCAGCTAAGGCATCGCCGCTCTTGCACGAGATACCAGCCCACCTGAGAGTGGAACCAAGTGAGGATGCCTTCTTCGGTCACGACCCAATCAGTCCACTTGTGACGGTGAAACATCACACCACTCCCCGGCGCATGTTGCTGTAGTCGATCGGCTTGGCAGCCACCGGAGCAGGGCGGATTGCAGCCGTTTCAAACGACTTGTAGCCGTGACTGAACTCATCATGCAGGGCGTAGGATTTGAATACGCCCAACTTGTCGTCCCATGCCTTGCGGTAATTATCCAGACACTGGACCAGACGCGCGCAACGCTCTTTGTCGATCCACACACTTGCGAGGAAAGCTCGGCTAGCATCAATGCCGGCCTGCTCGCTCTCGATCCGCTTCACAACCTGGACCGGCTTGATACCGCTACGCTCGGCATGAACACGCCGGGGTTCAGCCGTATCAGTCAGCGAGCGCTGGTCCGCGTCATGTGGCATGTAATGACGAGAGTAGTTATAGCCCTTTTCGGTCAGGACGCGCGCGTAATGTGCGAAACCCTCTCCGCTGTTTTCGTAGTAGTCGATTGCCCGGCGCTCAAACCCATGGTCCTGCCAGAACGTGATTGTCATGCTATCGTTCAGGCCAAGGTCCCACGTCGTGTAGACTGGTGCGTCCATAATCGGGATGCGGCAGAGGCGTCCTTCACGCCTCATCTTCGACATCTCGCGAGAAAAGTAAGCGCCTTCAACCGAAGCCTCAAACGCTTCCTGTGCTGTCGATGGGAACTCGCGGCGCATATCGTCGCCCTGCTGCTCGGCCTTCTTAACGTACCAAGCCCGCTGATCGCGAGTTAGGAAAATGCCATGGTCGGCTTCAAGCTTGCGGAAGTAGTCCTGCATTTCTCGCGGCTCATCGACTGCTTCGGCGAGGACGTATTCGGGGCTTGTCCACCACGGCAGAAAGTGGAACTTAAAATCGAGAGCGGTCAACGCTTCGCCTTCCTCTGCCCGCTTTCGCGCTGCTTCAGCCATGTCGTAGAAGTGCCCAGCTTGGCCCTCTGCCGTGCTTTCTACCGTAATCGTCTGCCCCGCCTGGACGGTGTTGAAAGCGCCGGAACGAACCTCCCGCGCTCGCTCAGGGGCTTTTGCGCACAGTTTACCGTACTCACTCACATGCAACCGCTGGAGCGTACCGGAGCGAAGGGAAGTGCCCACTCGAATGGACGAGCCGTTGTTGAAACGGATGCTTTTGGCGCTGTCCTGCTCAGCCGAGCGAACCCGCCGGAAAGCCGCTGGCAAATTGTCGTAGGCAAACTTGATCTTGTCGGCGAAGAACGCTTCGGCGTCAGTTAGGTTGTGAGCGATAACGCCGGCAGACAGGTTAGGCGTGAACAAGCAATCGTCCAGCATATCCAGCTGAACGTAGGTTGTGATGCCCTTCTGCCTAGCCTTGAGCACGATATCCATGCCGTGGCGTTCGTCAGCAAACTGGCGCTGGTCGTCGTTCATTCGAAACGGCACGACGGCGCCGAACTTGTCTTTAATCGAATAGAACCCGCCCTCAAGCCGGCTCCGCTTCGTAGGGTAGCGGGTTCGGACACGGCCGAAGAACTCCTGCTCGGCTGGGCTAAGCATCACGCTCGCCCAGCCAAGCCGCCGTCGCGGGATCAACAACGTGAGTAACAGTCTGCTCGGTCTTATCGCGCCACGCATCCGGGCGGCGATTTTTCAGCCAGAAAATGGCAGCCGTGGTGTCAGGCGGATAGCGCTCAACGTAGGGCTCGGTAATAACACTGCCCTCGAAGGACATGATCTTTACCGCGTCGTGCGAATACCCCAAGGCTCGGCGGTACAAAGACTGTTCGACCCTCGCATCGGCCGTCTCTTTGCCGACCTTTAGGGACTCCGAAAATTCAGGATGCGTGTGCTTCCACAGGTGAAGCGTGCTCTCGGCAACCTCGAAAAACTCGGCAGCTTCCCGATCAGTGGCACCCAGAGCAGCAAGCTTTCGCGCTTGCTCAACGTACTCAGGCTTAAAGCTGGTTGGGCGGCCCATAACCACCGCACCTACCCCATTTCGCGAGCGGGTTCAATCCCGCTCCGCATGAACGCGCTTGATGGCGGCGAGGGCGATTTGGGTCGCGCTGTAAGCGTCTCCATTGCCAGCGGCGATTTTACCAGCCGTGACCGGAGAACAGCCGACGATTGCAAGACTGGCCACCTCCCTCGCCAACACCAAATCCGGGTCCACCGGCGCGGGAAGCTCGGCTGCGATAGCGCGGGCCAAATCCCGGTTAATAGTCTGCTGCAAGGAGCCTGGTCGGCCTTGGGCGACCTGTCGCACCAGCGCAACACACCGCTCCACCAACTCCGGGCTAATCTCGGTCATCGTTGTTCTCCCTCACCGTACGCAACCCAAGCGGGTCAAGGATTGCGACTTTGGTGAGAAGCTGGGCATAAGCAACCCGGTCGGCGAAATCCCAAGTTTTATGATCCTTGCCTGTCGTTTTTCCCCATCCTTCAAGCTGCTGCCACGCCCACTGAAAGACCGAGGTGTCGAACTCACTACTCGTCCCCGTAAACGGCTTTTCTGTCTCCGACTTTTCCTTGTCGGCCGGCCCAGATAAATTCGGCGCTTCCTCACTCATCATCGTCCTCCAATGCAGTCCGGGCGAATTCTTCAATGCATGAGGCGCAATCTGCACCAACAGCTCGGCTGTGAATGCATTGATCCAGCTTGCTAGGCCTTCCGTCTGCTCGCCATCGCTTTCCAAGCGGGCGGGGGATATTGCTCTCCGCAATCTCCCGCAACGCCGCCTCCATCCTCTCAAACTGGCGCTTGCGCTTGGCGCGGTGACGGGCACTGGCTCGGACGCTGGCGGCGGTCATTCTTCGTTATCCTGACAACCAACACCTTCGAAGTCCGGGCATTGACCGACATCGGTCTCTAAATACGGATCATCTGTTTGCGGTTCATGTCGATACAAGCGACCCTCCACACACCGAAAGCTTTTGAGGACGGTCATCAGCGAACAATCCGATTTGCACCAGCATGATTAATAGCGCGGCGAGCGCTCAATTCGCTGACGTGCCAAGACCATACCTGAAGTCGATCGTTGCGATCTCGCCGCATCAAGGCGATCGGCTTTGGAGCGCTATCCACATCATTATAATCCATCCAAGATTGGACCTGCCGAGAAGCAGCGGGGTGGATTTCGAAGCCGGGCGCTACACTGAAGCTCATCATCAATCTCCTCCCCACCCATATGCCGACATGTCACGACATAGTCAACCCCTCGCCCTCCACATCCGCAAATAAAATCCCGCCGCCTCCTCGCTGATCTCATATTTCACCGCCAACCGCGCCGGATCAGCCCGCGACAGGCTCCCGGCCGGCGCGCGGGTCATGGCGAGGATGAAGGCTTGGAGTCCGGTGTCACCCGCCTGCATCGTTGCTCCCCAGAGCCATCACCCGCTTCCGCCAGCGCCTGGCAGTCCGCTCGGGTATCCTCGCCAACCACGCCGCCTCCTTCAGTGTGGCGCTGGCCTCGACGTAGGCCATGAAGAGAGCGGCCTGTTCGTCGGTGTTGATGACGCGAGTCTGGGTTGCGTAATGCCATGCCGATGGCTTTGACTGACCTGCCGCTTGCCCCACCCTCACTTCCCTACCTCTGTCGCGCGCTGCCACACTGCCCCACCACCCCACCTCCCTACGGGAGGGGGAGGTGGTGGTGGGGCGGTTTGGCAGTATTGGATTGCCCCACCTGCCACACCTTTGCCACACCCGCTATTTTCAAGGTGTGGCATCACAATTCCACCCACCGACCGACGACCACAAACTTTCGTTGCATACGCTTGTTGTCGAGCATTTCGACAACCTCAAAAGCACCTTCCCGGAGCCAAGCCTTAAGCAACCGAGAAGCCTTTTTTCGGTCTTTTTCATTGTTGGAATCGATGCCCAGAGCTGCGCAGATCGGCACGCCGACCCATGCTTCTCCGGTTTGGATATTCTCGCGCCACTGGCCTTCGCTGACGGCTTTTTGAACATCGTAGAGCTTGCGCGCGGTGATGCCGTCGAACAGGTCAGGCGGCGTCCATGGGCAGGCGACGCCGACCTTATCGCCATTAGCTAGATCGACGTTATTCATGCGATACCAGTCGCCGGACTCGGCCGGGGCAAGGTTTGCCTTATCGTTGTCGACACGAAAGAAGAACCGCCGCTCGTCTTGATCGACACCAAGCGTATTGGCTTCGTCGACTGACATGCGATTGTAGACCAAAACTGAACGAGCCTTTCCGATCAATGCAGAGGCTCCTCGCGCGCTATCGGCCGTTGCCTCTGCACCGTTCTGCTTGCGAACGTGGTGAACAAGATTGATGGCCGCGTTGGTTTTCTCGGCGACTATATTCCATTCCCTGGCCACTAGGTCGATCGCGTTGTTGTCATTCTCGCTGACCTGATGCGAGCTGATGAACGGGTCGACGGAAAGAACATCGATCTTCCGGGCCAACATCTCAGCAATCAGCGCGTCCACCACGGGGCGGGCTATCTGAGCGCCATCCGGTCCTTCCGTGGCGATGATAAGCGGTTGGTCACGCCCGCTGTCGACATAGAGCCGGTCCTCGATATACTGCGGCTGTATTCCAAAATGTTGGGCGGTAGCGTGGAGACGGCGCTCCGTTTCGTCGTGTGGGTCTTCAAGGTTGTAGAGCCAGACGGACAGCGCCCCCTCAGGCAAGCCTTTCCCGTAAAAGTCCTGTCCGGATGCCATCGCCAGCGCCTCGCCAACCTTGAGCGATGATTTGCCGACGCCGCCGGCCGCTACGTCGAGGGAGACGAACTTTCGCAGCAGGTGCTTGCCGTAAAGCCATTCGCGCTTCGGTATCTGGTCGGTCGGGCGCCAAGCGAAGGGGGTGGCTTTGAGTAGCGCCCCACTCCCATTCTCGCCAGCCTCTTCAGGTGTGGCAAGTGTGGCAAACAAGGACGCCACGGCTTCCAAGCCGAATTCAGCCGCCATGTCGTTGAAGTCGTCGCCGCCCTCGGTGACCAGGCCATGCATATCCGGGAATATGAGTCTGGCGCCTAGGTTGCGAGCCGCATGCCCCGCACATTCCTTGCCTTTATTGGGGATCGGTGGCGTGCGCTCCGGCAAATGCCAGTCGTCCTCTCCGGCTACAATGAAGGGTCTTCCAGCCCATTTGTGGCCTGCCCATCGCGATACCTCGACCATGTTAGAAGCGTCGATGCAGGCCGCCACGGGATAGCCTGTGGCTTCATGGATTGAAGCGCCTGTCGAGAATCCCTCGCAGAGCACGATAGGACCATCGCCGGAAAAGTCGCCGATAGGGCAGTAACATCCGGCTTTCTCGCTACCGCGCCAAAATAGCCGGGAACCATCGTGCGCGATTTGCTGCAATGTACGCAGCTCGCCATTTACGTTGTAAAGGGGGATCAGCAGACCCTCGCCCTTTACGCGTGCGCCGTTCGATTGAATTTGCTTGCGCTGGAGATAGGGGTGCTCAGCCGCCGTCGTCCCATTGACAGCTTTTCCCCAATAGGCTTGCGCAGCCTCCGCTGCACGGTCGAAATTAGCTTTTCGCTCGCGATCCCGCTGGCGGCGCCGTTCGGTAATAACAGTGCGATCCTCGCTGCTGACCGAGCTGTCGCTAAACCAACGATGGCGTTTCGCCTCATCGCGCCAGTCCATAAAGACGCCGACCGGCTTTTCATCCGCGTGTAAGAGGTAGCGCCCCGGTTTCGACGATTTATGACGCGTGCCTTCGATGTTGAACCGATGCCAGCGGCCGTCTGCAATGATGGGGCCAGGGTCAGTGCCGCATGTCGACTCGATGAAACGCCGAAACTGGTCGACCGCGTCCGTCACGCTGCTTCCAGCCGAAAGGCAGCAACCAGCGTGTCTGTCTGACGACGAGTAAGGTCGCCACGCTCATAGGCGGCAAGGATCGCCTCTTTGCGCTCAATATCGGTAGCCGCAACAGGAAATAGGGCATCCTCCGCGAAGCGGACCAGGAGCGTATCCAGCAACGCCCCGAAGGGTTGCACGGCCGTCTCAACGTCTGTAGATGCGTTCATGCGCGGCATCCTCTCCTGCCGTTGCCAGGGCGAGGCGGTGGTCGCACACCCCTCGCCCGCCCTTTCTATCCTAGCGTCACACCTTCGGCAAGCACGGCATTGACCGCCATAAGCATTACGATCTCGCATCCACGCGGCGAGCGAGCGCCCTTTCTTAGATTGCACGTCCGATGCATCGCCACCCGGTTGTTGCGATCTTTTCCGCCTAGGACACGGGGTAGCACGTGATCGAACGTTGCACGCAAGGGGTCGTCATGACTGCCCCCAAACTCAAGCTGTTCTCCACACGCCGCGCAACGCATGGCTTGGGCCTTTGCAATGCGGAACAGCAGTGACTTATGGGCTAGGTAACGTTGGCGCTTTCGAGCCGGCATTATGGAGCAGATGGGCTTTTTGCCGCCGGCTTCCCAAGCCGCATAGCGCGCGGCGTCTCGTTCATCCGACAAGCCAAGCGAACGAGCCTCGGACTTTGTCAGGTTGGTAAGGCTATAGTCCAGCGGTGAAACGACAATAGCTGGGCGCTTAGAAAGGCTATTTACATACGAACGACTTTTCGGTTGGCGCGGTTTGGCGCGAAGTAGCACCGTCATACGCTTAGCGCACTCTTCCAAGGTCATTGGTCCTTGGCCTTTCATTCATTTGGTCCTTACAGGCGCACCGATCTCAGCCAGCCACCTGACCGCGCTTTCCGGCACAAAGAAACACGCCACTGGCCAGCCCATGTCATGCAGCCGATTGCCAAAGTCGATTTGATTCTGGCTTAGCGTGCCGGCGCGGCCAGACTTATCGTAACCCTTCATCTCAATTAGAGCGTGTCCATGGTTCCACCACAGCGCGAGGTCAAACGCGCCTGACTTGATGCCTTCTGCCTTGGCTTGACGTGGGTTGCGCTTACCAGCGTTGGGGATTGCGCGCACCTCGATTGAGGGTGCGCAGTGGCGAAGGAGACTGAGGAGCGTAGTCTGTCGGGGCAGCTCGGCGATGTGTTTGCGCCCGTCCGGTGGCTCGACCGGGAAGCGTGGTTCTGCGGTCAGGGTCTCGTCTAGGGCAGCGAGGATTGTTGCAAGGGTCATGCGCGATCATCACGATTAAGCCGCATCAACCGATGATACCCCGCCACCTTCAACGACACGCCGTACCGCGCTGCCAAGTCCGCATCGGTGATCGCCCGCACTGCTTCAATCCGAGCGGTCGCGCAGAACGTCAGGCAGTCGCGCGCGCGGTCGGCGCCTGTGCGTTTGGGGTTGTCGTAGCGGGTCATGCGTAGACCTTGAGGGGGCGCTTTTTCGCCACCTTACGATCAGCGCCGGTGTCAGTCAGGACGATCTTGCGGAAATGGGTCGACTGATAGCCGTTACGTCGCCCGATAAAATACAGCATAAACATACTCGCGCCCTTGCGTGGGCCTTCTGACGACGCCTTATAAGCTACATCCGATACCATCAACCTATCGCCAACAAGAGGAGGGGCTTCGCTATATAGTTCGAAATGACCTACACACTCAGCCATATCCCCCGGCTTCCAGTCGACCGACGTAGGCCCGAAGTGCACAGGCTTACGGCGCCTGCGAAACGGCCAGATCATGCCATATCTCCCATCACAACAACCCCGAGGAAACGCCGCCCAAGGTCTGCGTCACCACTCGATCCGGCACCCGGAACGTATCGACCAGAGCCGCGCCCATCCGCACCTTGGCGAGCTGCTTATCGAACGCCGACATATCGGCCTCAATAATCCGCCGCGCCTCCGCTCTGCCGTACATCGCGCCGATGCGGTAGAACTCGTCGTGACGATCCGGCGGGCACCAAGCCATGCGAGCTGCGCGTTTTACCCGCGCTACCTCGCTGATAGTTCGACCGGCTTTTGCCCGGCTTTCCGCGCTCCGTGTGGTCTCAATGTTACGCGCACCAACACGACGGCCAGACTCTCGCATTTTGTTCACGATTTCGGGGTTGGCGGCCCTGGTGGCCTTGCCTTTTATGCCGCCGGCCTTGCGAATGGTGGCGCGTTCAGGCGCTTGGTTGAACGCCGTCATCCGCACCTTCATAAGCTCTCGATACGCCGGGTCTTTCGCCTTCGCCTGATTGTCGCACGCGCGGCACATGCCTTTGCTACGCCAACTGATCGGCTTATCGCAGCCGCCGCACGTGCGCGACGATCGGCAGGTCAGACACACCGGGTCCTTGGCCGTAGCGCCCATGACGCGTTCACAGGACGTGCAGATCATTCACACCATCCTTCGTTGTCGGAACGGTCGAATATGAGGAATGCGGCCAAAGCGGCGATGGCAATCAGGGCGGACAGGATGCGCACCCTATCGGTCCACCATCATTTCAGGCATCGGCTTACCTGCAACGGCGCCGAGCATTGCGATCGTATTACGATGCAGCTTCGGGACGCCGTTGTAGCGCCAATAGGAAAACGCCTGCCGGCTGATCCGCATGTGCGCCCTGATTGGAGCGAATCCCAGCCGATCAAGAGCCGCTGCGTCGGGATGATGCTGTTTCATGAAACGCGATATGACACGCCAAAATAATTGACGCAAGAGGGTTGACGCGCAAAGCCTTTGACGGCAGATAGGGGCAGCAGGCCACCCCGGCTTTGGGAGAGCACCGTGACGACAACCGCACCGACGATCGATCAAGACCGCTTGGCGGAGGTTGCAAAGCGCGGCCTCGATAGCGGCGCACATCATGGCTTCGAAGATGGCATGTGCGCGATGGAAGCTGCCAGCTACATCGCTGGTGAGCCCTGGAGCGACCATCCCAAGTGCGTCAGCCCGGTCATCGCAGCGTTCCTTCGTAGCTGGAATGACAGCCTGCCAACCGATGAGCGTAACGCGTTGATAACGCCGGACGTGATCGCTATAACGATCGGCACGCGCGGGTCTGCCAAGCTGGAAGAGCGCCGCTCGCTGATGGCAGCCGACTGGCTGGTCCGCACGCATACCGTGGCATGGCTCCGGCTCGCGAAGCTGGACAAGCAAGCCGACGCGTTGGAAGGTTTGCCCGAAATTACGGCAATGGCGCAGGTGCCGCCAATGCGGGCACCTATTGAGGGTGTGCGTGCTGACGCAAACGCTGCCTGGGACGCTGCCGGGGCCGCTGCCGGGGCCGCTGCCAGGGACGCTGCCAGGGCCGCTGCCAGGGACGCTGCCAGGGCCGCTGCCAGGGACGCTGCCAGGGCCGCTGCCAGGGCCGCTGCCTGGGCCGCTGCCGGGGCCGCTGCCGGGGCCGCTGCCAGGGCCGCTGCCGGGGCCGCTGCCGGGGCCGCTGCCTGGGACGCTGCCGGGGACGCTGCCAGGGCCGCGCTCATGCCGACCCGTCTGACTCTGCAAGCATCTGCTGGCGATCTGATCCGCCGCATGTGCGCACTGACCGAGGTGGCCTCGTAATGTACGCCGCCCCCATTACCCCCGTCGACCAGCCCAGCGTAGAGGACCGTATCCGCGCCGTCCGCGCCGCGCAGGAGGCTGACCGCCAGATCACCCCGACGCAGTTCATGCGTCAGATCGACGCCGAGGCTGATCGGCTGTTCCGTGGCCGCACGACCCGAATTGTTCGGGGGGGCGGGCAAGTGACCCGCCGTGAGCATCACGCCGTGTCGTTCCTGCTGGCGATCGGCTTTGCACTGTCGTTCTGTGCGATGTGGGCGGTGCTGGCATGAGCCACACTCCCGGACCATGGGCGGTCAGCAAGCAAAAGGCCCGGCGCGTCACCGCCAGCGGCGTCATCATCTGCAACGCCGTCCTCCGCAATCAGGGTGGTCCAAAGCACAAGGCGTACCTGAAGGACGAGCATGAGGCGGAGGCCAATGCCAATCTGATCGCTGCTGCGCCTGACTTGGTGGAAGTCGCCGGAGATGCCTTGTCTGGCTAGCGCTATATTCGTCAGCAGCATGGTGATTTGCCCGGCGTCGGCTGGGCACGAGTTGAGCAAGCGCTCACCGCCGCGCTCGCTAAAGCCCGAGGTGAGGCATGAATCCCTTCGACGCCCTAAATCGCTCAGGGCTGGCGATGCTGTCCGAAGCTGCGCCTATCGAAACCGACGCTCTGGTCGCTTTCTGGCAAGACCCGGAGCCGTTCTACGCCGAGCAGCGCGAGATGCGTGCGCAGGCCAGTGTAGCGCATGCCGCAGCCATGACTCCCTTGAACGCCAAACAAGCCGCTCGTTGGGCGGATGAGGAGAAGATAGCATGAGCGCTCCCAACATCGCATGCGTCCTTGCTGACGCGGTTGGTCCGCTTCTTGCCGGCCTAACCGACGCCATGGGCTGCAAAGCCGACGTGTCTTGGTTTTCCGCCTCCGATCGCTGTCATGCGTTCTGGAGCGTTAACCTGCACGATCATGATCGATGCTTTAGCGGCAACGACATTGACAGCCCGAGCCGCGCCTTGATGAAAGCTAATGCCCAGCGGCAGGAATGGGAGGAGCAGCAGACTCGTGGCCAGAAATTGTTGGCCCAGGACGCACAGGTGTCGGCGTGAATAAGCCTCACATTACCTACCACGCCGACTTTGACCAAGGTTCGGAGCAATGGCTGGCGGCGCGTTGCGGGCTGCTCACCGCGAGCGAGATGAAGCTGATCCTTACGCCGACGCTCAAGGTCTCCAACAACGATAAGACACGCCAGCACGTTTATGAGATCGCTGGCCAGCGTATCACCGGATATGTCGAACCGCACTACATTGGCGACGACATGCTGCGTGGTCACGAAGACGAGGTGCGCGCACGGCTTGCCTATGCCGAAAAGTTTGGCGAGGTCACGGAGTGCGGGCTGGTCACGAATGACAGTTTCGGCTTTACCATAGGCTATTCGCCCGACGCTCTTGTTGGCAATGGCGGCCTGATCGAGTGTAAGTCGCGTCGGCAAAAGTATCAGGTGCAAACGATTATTGCTGGCGTGCCGGACGAGCACGTTTTGCAGCTTCAGACCGGTTTGTTGGTCACCGAGCGAGCGTGGATTGACTACGTGTCATACTCGGGCGGAATGCCGATGGCGGTGATCCGCGTCGAATCTGACGCAGAAATGCAGACAGCTATTGTTGCGGCGGCGACTGACTTTGAGCAGCGCGTTACCGATGCGATCAGTGATTACCAATCCGCCCTTTCGTCTGGCCGCCTTCGCTGGTGCCCGACCGAGCGCGTTATCGAACAGGAAATGCATCTATGAGTGACATGTCTGCCGTCATTGTCGCCAAGAGCGATCAGTGGAACGCTGACGATTTCGTCAACGGCGCCCGCACCTTCACCATTGAGGACGTTTCGATCCGCCCCGGCACAGAACAGCCGGTGCAGATCAAGCTCGCCGGCAGCAACAAGTTCTTCCGTCCGTGCAAGACCGTCAGCCGTGTCTTGGTCGCGGCTTGGGGCGCGGATGCCAATGCATATCGTGGCCGATCGCTAACGCTCTACACCGACCCGGCGGTTCTCTGGGGTGGCATGAAGGTGGGTGGCATCCGGGTCAGCCACCTGTCAGACCTGACGCAGCCGCTTGTCATCGCCCTTCAGGAAAAGAAGGGTAGCCGCAAGATGACGACCGTGCAGCCGCTCAAGGTCGAGTCCGCGCAGTCTAACGGCAGCGACTTGCTCACGATCGACCAAGCGCGCGCGGATATCACCAACGCGGCAGACCTGGGCGATTTGCGCCGGTTGTGGTCGCGCCGGGCAATGGCGCCGTTCCGCGATGAACTTCAGGAAGCGCTCGACATTCGCAAGGAAGAACTGTCCAACATCGACGCTCGCGAAGGCCGTTCCGACGACCAACATGGCGACCAACACGACGGCGAGACCATTGAGGAAAACGGCCAATGACCGGCAGCTACCGAGACATCCTCGCCCGCCGCGAGCGCAAACGCCCGGACGGGACGTCTGTCTGGCCGCTGCGCAACAGCGACAATCCCAGCCGGTTTCGGACCGATGCTGGGTCTCAGGTAAGCGGGGAGAGCGCACGTGGCTGACCTGCTGTCCGCACTTCGCGAGCCGCCCGTCGTGGGTCGGTTCTACATGGTCCCGGTCATCCGCGACTACCCGCTGGGTGGCAAGCTCGGCACCTGGCCTGTGATCGGGCCGAAACATTCGGACATCGATTTCCTCAATTTCCGAGACGAGCATTATCATGTCGATGCGCGGTTCGTCACCGCTGCCCAAGAGCGGGCCATCACTGTTGGCGGACAACGTAGCTTAGAGGCGGTTGTCGGCAGTTGGCCGCTTGCATCTTACAGGCACGAGTTGCCGAAGGGCAGGCCCGCACTGGCTCGGCTGAAGTGTCGCCGCAGCGCTTATGGCTATGCCTATGGTCATCAGCCGGCAATCAAGAAGCTGCGTGAGCATTACGGCGACCCGGCCGAGCCTATCCGCCTCGCCGATAGACGCCTGCTCTGCCCGCACCGCAAGGCCGATCTGTCCAGCTTTGCTCCGGGCGATGATGGCCTCGTGATTTGCCCGCTTCACGGCCTGCGCGTGCGTTGTGCTCAAGGCCAGACCTCATGACCCGTCAACCACAACCAAGGGAGGGCGCGATGCCCGTTGAGAAGTTCGAAGTCCGCAACCGCTGGTCCAGTCGCATCCAGTTCACTGCCGAGATCACCTGCGCGCCCGACGCCACGATCGGCGTGAAGTTGGGGCTGGCAGTAAGGTGGGCGAGAAAGAGCGGTGCCGTCCTGCGCGGTGCCGACCTGAGCGGTGCCGTCCTGCGCGACGCCGTCCTGCGCGACGCCGTCCTGCGCGACGCCGACCTGCGCGACGCCGTCCTGCGCGACGCCGACCTGAGCGGTGCCGTCCTGCGCGACGCCGTCCTGCGCGACGCCGACCTGAGCGGTGCCGTCCTGCGCGACGCCGACCTGAGCGGTGCCGTCCTGCGCGGTGCCGTCCTGCGCGGTGCCGACTGGCTCCCGCGTATCACCAACATTCACCAGTCGATCTACAATGCCGCTCGCCAGGAAGGCGCCCTCGACATGGCATCGTGGCACCGTAATGGCTACTGCGGCACGACGCATTGCCGGGCTGGATGGGCGGTGGTGCTGACCGGCGAGGGCGGCCGGGTGCTTGAGGGCATCTACGGCACCAACGCCGCTGCTGCGCTGATTTATCAGGCCAGCGACCCAAAGCTGGAGCGTATCCCTAACTGGATCGCGTCAAACCAAGACGCGCTGGACGACATGCGGATGAAGGCGGAAGCGGAAGCTGCCTCTGCGGTCTCCTCATGACCCCTCCCATGGATAGAGGCGAGGGGCGGGAGACGCGCTCCGGCATCATTCGTGACATTGATGGCGTGCTGCACGTCGTCGCGCTCTCCGGTGGTCACGACAGCACCATCCTGTCATTGCTGCTGAACGAGCGCGAGCCGCGTCCGTACCTTCATGTCTGTACGCCGACTGGCGATGAGTTGCCGGCAATGTTTGAGCATTGGAACCGGCTTAGCGGGATGCTCGGCAGCCGTATTATGCCGATCATGGCGGGAAGCCTCAAAGGCGTCATCAGCCAAAAGGGGTGTTTGCCCAATTTCCGCCGGCGGTTCTGCACCCGCGTTTTGAAGATTGAGCCTTTCCGCGCTTTCATGGCTGCACAGGCCAAGGATGGGCCGGTCGTCTCCTATGTGGGTCTGCGCGCTGATGAGCCGGGACGGGCTGGCGGCGCTTACGACAACATTCCCGGCGTCACAATTCGTTACCCTTTACGCGAATGGGGCATGGGCGAGGACGAGGTTCAGGCCGGCTTGGCTGAGCGCGGCGTCAAGTGCCCCGATCGGACTGACTGCGGTCTGTGCTATCACCAGCGCATCGGCGAGTGGTGGGAATTGTGGAAATACCATCCCGACCGGTTTGATGATGGGGTAACGATTGAACAGCGCTACGGGGAAACGTTTCGCACGCCGGGGCGCGATAGCTGGCCCACGTCGCTGAAGGAAATGGGCGAACGCTTTGAGGCCGGCGACAAGCCGAACACCAGCCTCAATCGCATGGCTCGGGAGCGTCAGCAAACGGGCTCTTGTCGCGTGTGTTCGCTATGACCATCCCCACCCATTCAGCAGGATCAGACACCATGGATAGAGGCGAGGGGCGGGAGGGTGCGCAGCTTCGTGTGCTGTCGCTGTTTGCTGGCATCGGTGGCTTCGACTTGGGTCTTGAGCGGACCGGCGAATTTCGCACGGTTGCCTTTTGCGAGATCGATAAACGTTGCCGGCACGTGCTGGCGAAAAACTGGCCTGGAGTGCCGATCTATGAAGACGTGCTCGACCTTAGTGCCCAGCATCTCGCCGCAGCAGGAATTGCCATTGATGTCATCTGCGGCGGGTTCCCATGCCAGAACATCAGTCTTGCCGGACGAATGGAGGGGATTGGTGGCGTCAAGTCTGGACTATGGCAGCACTACCTTCGTCTCGTCGAAGAAGTCCGTCCGCGCTGGGTCGTTGTCGAAAACAGTCCCGTCCTTCGCTCTCGCGGATTGGAAATCATGCTCGGGCAGCTTGCTGCGATCGGGTATGATGCGGAGTGGCACTGTCTACCCGTTAATGCCTTTGGCGCGCCTCACCGGCGGGATCGCCTCTGGATTGTGGCCTACCCCGCTGGCGACCGAGACGGGCTTCCGCCGCTCCAGATTTCCACAGGGTGGGACCAGTCTAAGCACCGCGCTTGGTGGGATACCGAACCCGCTGTGGGTCGAGTGGTTGATGCGGTTTCCGCCGAACCACACCGCCTTGCCGAGCTCGGAAACGCCGTCTGTCCGGTAATTCCGGAGGAGATTGGCCGGGCAATTCTAGACGATGCGTTTGACCGCGCTGTCCGGCGTCCTTGCCCTGGTTGTGACCGACCGAACTACGACCATCATTGGAATTGCGCCGCGCAGGTCGCCGCATGACTCCCACCCATCTAGCAGGATCAGACAACATGGTAGAGCGAGAGGCGCGAGAGATCTTGGCGCAAGCTTATGAGCGGGCGAACCTGACCTGCCCGGCCACCGACATTCGTGCTGGCAACAAGGTAGATTGGGTCAGGGAAGCGGTTGCCTTGGACGCTATCTCCGCCGCCCTCCACCCCACCCAGCCTGTAGGTGAGCCCGAAGGATGGCGGGAGGCCCACTCTGACGATCTGGCCGTTGATAGGTTCGCGGCAAAGATGAAAGCGAAGCTGGCGCAGGCTCGCGACAAAGGTCGCGGTGGCTGGGACGACCCGGAGCAGTGTGGCCCAACCATTCTGCTGCCAATGCTGCACGATCACCTCGCTAAGGGCGACCCGGTGGACGTGGCGAATTTTGCTATGATGCTGGATCACTACGGCGCGTCCACAGCCCCTTTCCCCACGTCGAACGTACAACGAGCCCGCGTCAAATGTGATCGGCTAGGTTGCGATTGGGCCAACGGTCGTGCCGCCCTTGCATCCCTGCCCACCAATGATGCCACGGAGACATTAAATGGATAGCCAATGGTCGGAAATTGCCGCCAACGGTATCATTCACGCTGCTACAATGGCTTTTCAGGCTTGGGAGCAAAACTCATACGAGTTCACGCGTCCTTGCGTCCTGTTCAAGCCCGTATTGTCAAGAGACGGAAATCAGTGGTGCGCTTTGCTAGGCGACAATCTGCAAGAAGGTATCGCAGGTTTTGGAAACACGCCTTATCTTGCAATGTATGCTTTTGACAAAGCGTTCAATACAGAAACCATCGTCCCTCTGCCCACCAATGATGAGGATCGCAGCCGTGGGTGATTATCAGCTTTTTGTGTACCCGCCGTTTCGTGCTGCGCCGCGTGTGCTGATGCACGTCGATGATAGCGGAGAGCTTCCAGACGGCCGGAGGTGCGGCCATTTCGTCTGCCGCAAGTGCGGTTATGCCGAATGGCGAGCGGCGGGACTAACCAACCAGCGACGCGGACTGCCTTGCCCCACTTGTAACGGCAAAGGCCAAAAAGTTCGCGCCCTCCACCCCAGCACCGCAGGACAGGAGGATCAGAGCCGTGGTTGAGAGCGAGTTCCAATCCATCGTGGGGCAAGAGGCGATCGACTTGCTTGTCGATCTGTGCGGGCCGGGCTCATCGCAATCCGGAACCAACTGTCGGGTGGTCGAGGATCACTTGAAGCAGTTTGCCCGCGCCATTGCCCCCAAGCCTCCCGCCGTCAGCAGCGAGAGCGCAGGGGTGGAGGATGATCGGTTGTTCATTGCCGCTGCGTTGGATTTTTCGAACGCCGGTCCTAACCACTTTAGCCCTGGCTTCCTTCAGTACCGCGATCTTGCACTTGCCGCCTCCCGCGTAAGTCTCGCCGCCCAGCCCACCACAGAGCAGCCGGGCGGGGTGACGCGGGAGCGCGAGCGCTGCGCCCGGATCGCGGAGAACTTCACCCGCGCCAGCCGGGATTGGGTGCCTGACAGCCTGTGGGACAACATCACCAAGGGCATTGCTGCGGCCATTCGAGGGGAGGGTGGCAAGTGACTCTAGCGGTATACCATCATCCCTGCGGCAAGCGAGAAGTCTTGCTCCCGTGGGAGACGATGCAGCCCTGCGCCGCGTGTGACCTTCACCGCAGAATGGTCCGTTGGGGTCTCGTTAAACGCTGGGGTGAACGCGCATGACCGACCTCAACCAGATCGCGGAGCTGCGGGGGCTGGTGGCGAAGGCGACCCAAGAAAACTTGGCGGATGGCGGCCGGTATTTCGCCGACAGCTACACCGACCTTACCCGCTGCCGACATGAAGAGATCGGCGAGTACCAAAACCGGCACGACGGCCCTGCCATCGAAGCGCTTTGGAATGCTCGTCACGCCCTGCTGGATGCAGCGGAGAGGGTGGGGCGGCTGGAGGAGGCGGTTCGTGCCTATTGCGACGCCTTCGATGCCGGCACTGGAACGGTCTATGTCGAGCCGCTGATGCGCTCCCTCCTCACCGACACCACCCATGACACCGCTGAACACGGAGAAGGGGAATGAGCGCGCTCGCAAACCGCCGATACCTCGTCCACACGTGCCGAACCGTCCGTGGCGGGCAAATTCAACGCGCCGCCTATGGGCCATATTCGCGGTGGGGCGCCACCGCCCTGCGATGCTGGTTGGGCCTTGGCCGTAACGTGCGAGCATGGGTTGAGGGGATGGCTAGGGCATGACTGGAGAGTTTCGCATCATTCCGCCCGATGCGCGTGGATACCCTGGATTGACTGCGCTTAAGCTGACGGACGGTCGAGAACTAGCCGCAATGGGGGTAGGGGCAGAGGTGGAGCGCATGTTGGGCGACGAAGCTATTAAGCGAGTGAAAGGTGTGCATGATGCTAGATGATCGTGCCACAGCAGCACCAGCGCACTTTCCCTACGCGCACCGAACGGTGGCTGAGGTCATGCCTCGCCTGAGGGGTATTCGAACGAAGGCGTCTCCCCCGTCACCCAAGCCAGATACGCATACGCCGTCGTCTGAAGGTGAAACGTCGGGCTGATCCGCTTGCACTGGCTGTCGGGTTCTTGTCCCGGTAGCTGGACACGCACGCACCAACGCTGGCCGTAGCCGTCCATATCGACAAAGACTCGGCCGCCGGGTGGGATACGCGGCGGTTCGCGCCCCACCAAACGGCCGAGCCAGCCCACTACAGCTTGCCTGTCGTCGCCAGTTTCTCGGCTTCAGCGATGATTTCCGGCCAGTGCGCGGTGATCGTAGCCTGCGCGAGGTGAAGCGCCATGCTGGTCGAAAGATTCACGCCCTTCACGTCCGCGACCAGCTTCTTCGCCTGATTGGCGAGCGCGAGCAGCGAGGCAAACTCGTCGGGTAGCGACTTGCTGAATGCGGCGAGATCGTCACCGACAACGGGCAGGAGGTCGGACACCACCTTCTCGGCGGCGGTGAGATTGTGACCGCTGAAAAGGTGGCCGAGCGACTTGAAGAACGAACCGATGCTCATGGGATGCTCCTTCTATGCGGTGATGGCCTTGACCGCCCACATGACGGCTTCTTCGGTCTTGGTCTTGGCGATAGACAGTTCGCGGCCACTGCCAGCTTTGGCGATTAGGTCAAGCATGTGTGCGCCCGCATCCTTGATGGCCACCATCTGCGCCTTCTCGTCGTCGGTTAGGACGCGATACTGATGGCGAACGGCATTGTTGGCAGTTCGTTCGTCTGATTCGCTGTCTACGTCAGTCATGAGATGCTCCTGTGATGCTGCGATTGACGTAGCATACGGACAGGCCCATGAACAGGGAGCCGGGGTCAGGTTGGAGCCTGCCCCGGCGGACAACGCGGTTGGGCGCGCTGCCACAATGAGGTGGCTACACGGCACAGCCGCTCCGGTAAAGGAGCGAATGATGGAAACGATGGCAGCTTACGCGATGGGTGCGGTTAATCGCGGCAAGGATCTCATGGTCTTTGATTGGGATAAGGCAGCCGAACGCATTGCGGTAGCCCGCCCGTTAGAAGCTAATGCCGGGTTAAGCGGGGACTGGGAATTTACGGGCGGCCTGATTTACCGCAATGGCGCTCCTGTGCCCCGGGAGAGCACGTATACGTATTTGGCAAGCACTTGGGCTAAGCCAGAGTTGGAGATGGATGGCGTATTGGAGGATTGCTACAGAATGCAGTCTGATACACCGGGCTGGGACAGTGAAACTTTTTGGCCGGAAACTGCCTTAGCATTACTTGGCTAATTAACATTATAACCGGCGGCGCGTAAGCCGCCGGCTACTTCGCCACCGCCACCTCATTCGGCACGCGCGGGTCATTAGCGATGTTGGCAAGCTGCGTCGCGCGGTGGCGGGTCTTTAACTGGCCCCACACAATGATGGCACCACCGCCGACCATGCCGAGCATCGTTGCGGTGTCGCCTTCGATCCAATGGCGGCCTAGCGCAAAAGCAATGATAGCCGTGGTCATCTGCCGTACACCGGACCAAAGCTGATCTGGCAATGGTGATGCGCTGACCTCAATCTGTGGCGTCTCGTTGTCGTCGCTCATGGCCGCTTCCCTGTCTCGATCGCCGTAATTACCCGCGAAGCGCGAGCCGGTGTTTGTTGCTTCGCCCACTTGGATTGGCGCAGGTTGGCAGCCGCGCCGCGCCAGTCCCCCTTGGCGATACACGCAAAGGCGTTGGCGAAAACCTCGTCCGATCCGGCGCCTAGCTGGAACTGCATGTTGAGGATGGCGGCCAGCCTCACAGCGTCGCCACGCACGGCGGAATACCACGGCTCCTTCTGAACACCCGTCAGCAGCAGCTTGAGCCGGTTAGCGTCGATGAACGACATTTCCTCGGGCAGCAGACGCCCGCCTTTGCGACGATCAATCATGATGCCTCGGCCGATGGTCCAATAGCCCAGCGAGTCCTGATAGGCGTAGGGGATCGTTCCCTCATCGCGGTCTAGGTCGGTGTCGGCGTAGGCTAGGGCCTGTTGTTCGGTGGGGGTCATGCAGGGCCTCCTACAGGTGGAATAGCGGCCAGCCGGCTCAATGCCCGCGCGTATGGGTCGCCATCGCCCAGAACAGCCGCCGCCATGGCGATCAGCTCGCGCCCTTGCGAAAGGGCGGCGTTGGTCGGGTCTTTCGACTCCAAAGCGTTGGCGAAGCACGCGCTGGCGTTGGCAACATAGGTCATGGCGTTGCCCAAGTTATTAACCTGTTTTTCGAGCGCCGTCATCCTGTCGGCCATAGCCTTAGCTTCGTCCGCGATCGCCTTTTTTTCCGCACCAGCTAGATCAGCGTCTTGCTTCTTGCCGACTTGCCACGCTGTTATCCAGGCAGGACCAAAGCGCACGACGACGCCTGTCAGGATGAAAAGTTGTAAGACAATGCCGGCCCACACGCCGATTGCTGTCGGGCTCCAACCGGTTTGCGCGTTGACAGTCGGGACAATCGCCCCGATCGTCTTAGCGGCCGAGACGGCGAGACCAGGAGCCACAGAAGATCATCAAAGCGGCGCCAAAGCCCGCGAAAATGTAGCAGATGGCCAGCGCGTCATCGGACTCGGGGAGGTATTGGGTCACGCCAGTAAACGTCAGCCGGTTGACGGCAAGAAGCCACGTCGCAGCCATCACAGGCTCATACGACCGCAAATCCGGCGCGACCTTCATCGTCCGGTATGTGGGCTTCAGGAAATTGACCACGATGACCAGCCAAAGGATTCCGGTAATGGCCCGTTCAACGATCACGGCTTTTCCTCCGTCGCCAAAGCGGACGCAAGGCCAGCACCCAGATTGAATCGGCCGCCAGAAGCGCTAAGCCTACGCCCAACAATTCCATGGATCACCCACCCTCCGCAGAGAGCAACCTGTACCCACGCTAGGCAGGACAGAGCCCAGTAGCTGTAATATGTAGGCCCTGCACTCTTATCGGACAAACCGTAAGCGGCGTGGCAGATTAGTTGAACGCTATACACACCCATAATGGCGGATTGCCAATGCGAACGCCTGATCGTGTAGATCGCGAGCGCGGCGAGATAATCAGCGACGATGTAGAACAACCAAGGGTAAGGATCGTGCGTGATCCATGCCACTGCCGAGCAAACGACCCAGTTGAGCAGCAGGATGGCCGACGTTCCCGCCCGCGCAAGACAGCGCATCAGCACGCTGACCGTGCATAGCGCCAGCAGCGCAGACAGGAACGCCTCCATCATGGCTTAGCCGTGCGTCGGCGGGTTCTTGGTCGGCGGGGGAGGCGGCGGGGGCGTGTTGTTGCCACTACCCTCATCGAGCGTGTGCACGTTGCCGGCGTCAGTCACCGCCTTCTCGCCATGCAGCTTCTCGCCCAGCTTGTGGAACGCCGACTTGCCCTCGCCGTTCTCCAGCAGCGCAATCACCTCGCTGAAATCTTCTGCCATTCGTCACACTCCAGCCGGGAAACCGCCCGGCGCGGATCATTGGCTGCGGAACTCGACAGCCGCAATCTGGTTGTAATTGGTGCCGTCCGGATAAATCAGCGGGGGCAAAAAGTCACTGGCCACGCCGATCGGATTCATCGTTGCGCGCTGTGTTGCCGGGGCTGGTTTCTGGCCGCCGAAGAACGCTACGCCGGCATGATTCTGGTTGCGGGTAAAGCCGCGCGGGTTGACCACGCCGAACGACAAAGCACCTCGGTAGACGGTGAACATGATGTACCCTCCGCCTGACACCTTGCCATCGGACAGGTCCGAAGATGAAGACATGCGCTTGGCGTAAACACCGTCATTTGTGGCGTTGTAAGTTGCCACGGTAGTCCAGTTTGACCCGGGAGGCGGAGGCGCGGCGTTAGACGAGCCCGGTTGCGCCTGCCCAAAAAACAAGACGGTGTCGCCAATTTTAGCGATTGTCGGCACTTGATAGAACGTACCGTTCGTATCACCGCCGTTGCTCACCGCATAGGCGCCAACGAACGCAACCGTCGCAGGGGATGCCCCGGTGGATGCAAGCAGCGCGCCGCTCATCCGACACCCACGCCGTAGATCAGCCAAGTGTCGGTGCCGATTTTCAGCAGCGTGGCAACGCCGTTCTGCGCCAAGGCCCGCGCGCCAGTCGAGTTGGTGGCGGCAAGCGTCAGTGTAACCCCGCTGGCTGGCGTTATGGCTTGGCTGGCGGTTCCGGTATTCAGGATGATGACGATATCCCCAGCCGCAAACGGCACCGTCGCGTTGGTGGGCACCGTAATGCCGCCCGTCGTGATCGGGATCGCCATCGCCACATCGGTAAGAGCGATCGTATAGGCTGCCGTGCGCTGCTGGGTGAACGGCAAGGTGCGATAGCCTAGCAATCGCTCGGCGCCTGCCGTGTCGTAGATGGTGGATGTGTTGCCGAACCGCTTGACCGCTGCGCCGAGGAGATCGTTGACAGTCGTAGCGCCAGATCGAACCAGCGTCGGCAGCAGGACCGCCACCTGTGCCATAATCGCGCGGATAGCATTGTTGATGCCGCCTGGGGGGCAACCCTCGTCAATGTTGATCCCTGCGACATCGGTATTGTTGTCGCTATTTGTTGACCAGTCACTTACCGTCGCTTTTGCCATGGCTACGTCCTAAACCAAGTCTTGCGCTTTTGAATGTTGCGGATGGTATCTGCGCAAACGCTATACTTATTCGCGAGCGATGGCGCGCTGTTTCCGGCAGCGAGTGCAGCCCTTATTTCATCAACGCTTTGCTGTGTAAGTTTCGCGAAAGGCGAGGTTTCACCATGATGAGGATTCGTGCCGTGGGCGTAGGCATCCGCGATGTTCTCCGCACGGGTGCCCCAACGTAGGTTTTCCGCTCTTGCGTTCCTGCGGTCTCCATCCTTGTGAAGCACCTCGCATCCTTGGGGCTTTTCTCCGTGAAAGGCGGTGCACACTAAAATGTGGACGGGCATGTTTTTGCGGACAAGGGTTGTGACATTAACAACGGGATAGCCGCGTGTGTATCCCGGCGACAGAAAGGTTCCTTTGCGGCGATATCCCGGCAAGCTACGCACTCTGCCGTGAGAACTTACTTCATAGCTACCCTCGGCGCCCACTACCGGACGCCACTCTTCGCTGGTATAATCGGGGGTAGTCATAGCGTGCTCCATCACGTTGTGATTAGAGCCGGGCAGCGTTGACCGCGCTGTTCCGGCTCGTTTTCGATATACACTAAAACGGGTCCAAGTGCTACGATGCGGCATGACGATGACCGGCATCGCTTTGGGTTGTGCGCTGAAGGGCGTGGTCATGGCTTTATTGTCCCGCGACCGGGAGCAGCCCGAGGCCGGCTCCGAACATGCCACCGAGGCGGCGACCGGTCGAATTGTCGATATACGCCCGATACGCGTTCTGACGCGCGAGAAGCGCCGTTAGCGCGTTCGACGCTTCCGCCGGGTTAGTGTTGAATACATATGGCGCGATCTGGTCCGCCTTAGCCACGGCTTTGTTTCCCAGCCCGAGCGCGACACGGTCTTTTAGGCCCAAGCCCGCAATGCGTGCGGCGGTACCCGGCAACGTAGCCCCGCCAGTCGCCATTGCGGCAGCGCCATGCAAGCCCGCTTCGATCAGCGGATTCGCGGCGAAATCTGCGTCGGCAATTTGACGCGCCGCCGTCAATGAGTTGCCCAACACCGTGTTGTTCGTGCGGGCAAGCTGGCCCTCTAGATCGCGGGTGCGCAGCAGCGCCGCGTTTCCCGGATTGTTCGGATACAGGCTCGCAAGCCTCTGTTCAGCGGCCGGCGTTCCCAGAGTGGCGTCGAACGGGTTGCTAGCGTAGCGCGCGCTATTGGCCCGGTCCATTAACGCGCCGCGATAGCCAAGCTGCATCTGCGAAATGTTGCCCGGTGCCGTGTTCGCCAAGTCAACGCCAAGCTGGTTAGGATTGGCGGTGAACGCATCCTGCCCTGCCTGCAAGGCGTTGGTCGCCTCCATGGGACCAGCATAGGCGCGCCGCGCCTGCCCGTAGAGCGGATTCGCGTTGTCCAGCGTGGATAGAAAGCTTTTTCGGGTGTCGTTAATCGCGTTTCCGGCAGTGTTCAGGCGCTGCGTCAGCGGATCGCGGGCGGCGTCGACCGTATCGTCAAGACCCCGCTTTACATAGTCGAGCGTCTGCCACGAAGGTACACGGGTCAATGTCGGGTTGCCTTGCGGATCAAGGTCAAAGCCGAGCGTCGTAGGATCACGTCCTTCTTCAGCCGCAATGTTACGGGCGCGGCCGAGCGCGTTTTGTACCGAAGGCTTGGCAAGGAATGGCTTAATCTGTGGGTATGCCGCGCCCGCCCCAGGTGCCGCGTATGCCGCATCATACAGCGGCCTGGCCTGCGTGCGCGCCTGCTTGAGCAAGTCCTCACTCATCTGCGGCACGTTACCGACCGGCCCAAGATTGGTCGTGACAGACTGCCCTAGCCGATCAATTTGCCCGCGCGCCCGAGCGCCAAACGTATCCTGCGCGATTTGCGCCGCGTCGGGCGATCGGCGTACAACCTGACCGCCAAGAGTGGCCATCTGCGCGCCGGTATCGGCCAGCGACATAGGCACGCCGAGCCGCTGCGCTTCGGCGAGCTGATCCGTAATGCTGGCTGGGCCGATCTGCTTAGCGCGGGTGGCCAAGAGGTTTTCGCCAGCGTTAAGAGGTGAAGGGGCGCCGCGCTTGGCGAACATGCCGCCAACCTTGCGCCCGAACATCCCCCCGCCAACGCCAGCACCAGCGCCAAGCAGCGCACCGCCCAAACGACTACTGTCGTCGGCCGCGCCAGCGCCAGACACACCGCCGAATAGAGCATCCGCACCCCGCGCGACCCAAGGCGACGCGGCAGAAATGCCGGCACGCCCTGCCGCTGCACCAACACCGAGTTCGGTCCCAGCCGCCGCCAGTCCCGCACCAGTGATATCACCGAGCAGTCCCGACGTAGGGTTGGCCGCGCTCGCACCCGCCAGTCCCGCGCGGGCCAACGCGGGGTCGGCTGTCATGTTGTCCAGCGTGTTGCCGGTCAGCGCGTTGGCGGCGCTCATGGCATAGGTGCCCAGCGGCGAGGTGCCGCCGTTGAGCGAAAACGCGGGCTGAAGCTGCGGCTTCATCGCTGGCGCGACGTTCGGCCCGAAGCTGCCGTACCCATGGTTGGCACGGCGGTACTTCAGATTGTCCAGCAAGCCCGAGGCGGCGGGGTCGATGCCGGCTCCCTTGGCAAACGCCGTCACCTCGTCGTCGGGCCGCCCCGATGCGAGCATGGACGAAAGTTGGTCCACGACTTTCTGACGATCGGGATCGGGAGCCATGCCGCCGGGGCCGGAACCGATGCCCATACCGGCGGGACCGGGAGGTGGCGTGCCGCCCGGCCCGGAGCTGCCGCCTGCACCTGTATCACCGCCAGTATTCGGCAAACCGCCCTGATGGCCCTGCACGGCCTGTGCAACCAGCGCGGCGGTGCTTTCCGGCACTGAAAAGCCAGGTTGGTTGGTCAAGCCCTTGTAGGCGCCGTTAATGCCCGCATGGATCGCCGCCATGCGGTTAGCCATGTCGGTCTTCATCTGGTCGAACGCCGATTGCTTCTGGTCGACACTGCCGCTGCCGTTGATTGTGCTCATCGCCTCATGGCGCGCACTATCCGACAGTGTACCGGCGCCGCTTGGGCTGCCGGCAACAACCTTGGCGTATTCGTTGACGAACGTGTTGTAGGCAGCGTCAGCGGCGGAAATCGTTGTTCCCCCAAACCGACGCTGCACCCAATCGCTAATGGCGTTTAGCGGCGCAAAACGGGTCTGACCGGGCAATTCACGGCTGCGGTCGAGAAATTGCTGCCCATTGGTGAGCGCCGTCTGTTCGTTGACGCCGATCGTGCCCGCCATGTTTTCCAAGTTGGCGATTTGCTTCGACCCGGCTTTGTAGTGCGCCACCTGTGTCGCGAGGTCGGCGCCATTGAGCCCGCGCGCGCCTGCCTGCCGCGCGACTTCGGCCATGACTGCCTGTCGCGCGGCAGCGGCCTGCTTGCCCATGCCCAGCGCAGGCATCTGGCCTCCAGCAAGCACCTGCTGCGCCATGTAGCTGACCGTCGCGGGGTCAATTGCCGGCTCGTCCTGTTGCGCAGCTTCGCGCGCCAGCTTGGCGTTTTGCAGTCGCCGCGCCTCTAGTTCCGCTGCAGCTTGTGCGCCCTTGTACCGATACGCCGGGTCGGGGTCGCCAACCGCCACGTACCCCGCATATGGGTTGGCGCTCGGCACCGCGTATTTCGCGTAAGGATTGTCCTGCGCCATTACTGCTGCCCCGACATACGCGCGACCACAGCTTGCGCGTAGGCATTGGTTTTTGGCCCCCACAGGCGGCGATCGGGGCCACCATGATAGTAGCGCGCCGCATCATAGTGATTGCCGGTCTTTTCCAAACCTTCCTGGTAGTAGGCGTTGCCAAGCGCACGCTGATATTGCGCGGCCTCCGGGGTGGTGGCGCGCATAAGGTCGGGCCGCCAATCAACGCCCAGCTTGGCCGCCATGCCTTGCGCTGTCCCGTCGAGAAGCTGCATATTGCCCTTTGCCTGCCCCCACCGCGTCATTGGCCCGACTGCGCCCGCGTGCCCATTGCTTTCCACATGCGCCACGGCGTCAGTGGCCTGCTGGATAGAGGGGAAAGCCGCCCGGCCCGGTTGCCGGGGCCGCACCTCCTGTCCCAAGAACGCGTGCGGCTGAGCCGGCACCAAAATGCTGGTCGAACATGGCCGCTTCGCCGGGGTTGGCCTTCAAACGCGCAACGGCCTCAGGGTCAATGGCCGGAACGCTCGCGCTGGCGCCACCCGGAGCGCGCATCATCTGCTGCCCGTTGACGGTAATCATTCCAGGACCCTGCCCGCCACCATTGGCGGCGTAGTTTTGCAGGAAACGGTTACCCGCGCCGCCGCCAAGCGCTTGATCTAGATAAGCAGCGTTTTTGGCGATAGCCGGTGTGTCAGGCGGCGGCGCGAACAGCACCTTCCCACTCGCCGGATCGATCAGACTGCCACCGACATTGACCGGCGCGGGGTGCGCCGCCTGATACTGCTGCTGCGCAAATGCGAAATTCTGGTTAAGCCGGTCCCGCGTAACTGAATTGCCGGCCCAAATGTCCCCGATCAGGCCAATCTTGTCGAGCGTCGAAGGCTCCGGCGGTTGAAATCCCGCAATAGAGCCGGCCTTTGCTCCGCTACCGAACATGCCCATATCAACCCCCACCCTGCGCTGCGGCGGCCGACTGCGCAGACTTGCCCAGCAATTCCATAATTGACGGAGAATTCTTTTGAGTTGTCGTTCCTGCGCTCACGTTCGTCCCGTACTTACCAGTCAACGCGCTAATTAGGTTGGCGTAGGCATCTGTTCCCACGTACGGCAGCGCAGCCGCAGCGTTCGCCAGCGCGATCGTCGGTGACACACCGTTGTAGGACGCCGCATCAAGACCGCTTGTCAGCCCCAGCGCAGAAAGAATCTGCTGCACCTGCGCCTGCTGTGCCGCGTCCGCCGAGGTCGCCGCATTGAGGTTAAGCGTGCCGGTCTGATTGAACAGCGAACCGAGCGAAGATGCCGCTCCCTGCGCGTTGGACTGACCCTGGTTGTATAGCGACCCCGCCGCCTGCGCCGCGTTAGCCGCGTTCGACTGGCTCGCGTTGTACAGATTGCCCGCCCCAAGCGCTGCGCTCTGTGCGTTGGATTGCCCGGCATTGTAAAGGTTGCCCGCCGCCGATGCCGCACTGGCCGCGTTCGACTCGCCGGAATCGAATAGAGACCCGAGCGACTTCAACGTGTCCGCCTGCTGGCCGTAGCCGGTTGCGTACTGGCTTCCCAGCGTGCCAGCCGCCGACAAGCGGTTCGCGGTGTCGTTGTTCAGCGTCGAGGACAGCCCCGATGCCGCTGCAAGCTGGTTGGCGGTGCGCGCCTGATCCGCCGACGAGAGCTGCCCGAGCGCGCCAAGGCGGGTCGCTGCATCGGCACGCGAGCCAGTGGACAGGCTGTTCGCCGCCGACAGCGATCGATCTTGCCCCGCGTTGTAGTTGGACGAGATTCGTCCCGACGCGCCCTCCATGTTGTTGCGCTCGGCGGCATAAGCGCTGTCCGCCTGTCCTGCTGCCGTGATTTGGCGGTTGGCTGCGTCATTGTAGGCGGTATAGCGCGTGGTGTTGTTGGCGTCGGCCACGGCAGAGCCCAACGCAGCATCATAGGCGGTCGATAGGCCAGCACCTAGGCCCGATGCCCCGAAACGCTGGTTCTGTGCCTTGCGAGCCGCCGCCGTCGCCTGATCCGTAATGGCGTCCACGAACGGGTTCACCGCCGGGTCGCCATTGATGAGCTTGCTGTAGAGCGCATAGCCCGGTTCGGCGTTAAGATACTTGCCGGCGATGACCGACTGATCGTAACCGTCCGCGCCGTTGGAAGTGCCGTTGTTGCCGGTGCCGGCGAACAATCCGAGCGTGCCGTCTCCCGCGCCCAACGTGCCGGTGCCGTACCCATAAGCCGCCAGCCCGCCCGTCGCGCTATTGCGGCCCCCGTTCAACAACGAGGCATAGGCCAGCGATGCGGGGTTGGACGCATCGCCGTTCGCAATTGACGACAGCGTGCCCGTGGCTGGATTGCTGTAGGACGACCCCAGCGACGACAGGGCGGACAACGCAGGATTGTTCAGCGCCGACGACGACAGGCCATTTAGCGTACTGATGGACGGGTTAGCCGTTGCGGATGTCGCCAGCCCGTTGAGCGTGCCGATCGACGAGTTGTTAAGCGCAGACGACGACAGGCCGCCCAGTGTACCAATCGACGGGTTGGCGGTGGCCGACGAGGTAAGCCCGCTCAACGTCGACAGCGCCGGGTTCTGCGCCGCCTGTAGCTGCTGATAGGTCTGCGCGCCGGGGTTTGCGCCGTACAGCGCGCCAGAACCGATCGCCGAGGCGTTGGCCTGCGCCTGCTGCACGTAGGGTGACGCACTCAGCGACTGTGGCGCGATGTTGTTGAAGCCCGTCGTCAGCGCGCTCGACAGCCCTTGCAGGTTGCCTTGGTTCGCGTTGAACACCGACTGCCCGCTGGCGAGCGCTTGGTTTATGTACGGGGAGTACTGATCCAGCGGCGACGACGTGCTGGTGTTGTTGCTGGTCGTCTTATTGCTGGACGATGAAAGACCCACTTGGCGCGCTCCGTAAACAGGGCGTCGCCTGGCCGTGGGAACGGTGGGACTGTGAGCGTCTTAGCGCGTTTTTGCTGAACGCGCAAGAGTTGCTACGGGCCGGGCTTGATACCGGCTACCCATTTCAGGCGGCGCTTACCGCACGCTGGCTACTTTCGTAGTCGCCAAGGCCGCGAATCAGTGACTACGCGTGGGAACAACCATCGGAGCGTGTCCTTCCACGCCGCCGCAGCGATATGAGAATAACCATATCGGACTGTCTAAGCAAGCACTTTGCGGATAGTCGTCTGATAAGACCGATACCCCCGCGAGCGCAGCAGCCGCATCCACCCCGGCCGCGATTCGATTTGCGCTGCGATAGCGCCGGCCTGTGCCGCCTCCTGCTCGGCAAGCGGGATTAGCACGTCAATGATTGCCTTCGCATCGCCAGCCGCTACCAGACCTTCCACCTGCCATGCGCCAGACGGATATTGCCGGTATTCGTAGACGATCGCGGCGTCAGGGATGGCGACAATCCTCGCCGACCCTTCCGCTACCCGTTCGTCCAGCCACGCCAGCGGATAAAGCGCTTCGTCTATCGCCTTCGCGAACTCGGAGCGCCAGTGGAGGTAAGCGGTCCAGGCTTCGGGTGGGATCATAGCTTGACAGTATGATTAGCCGCATCCACCATGTCTATATCGGTTGGGCGCTACTCGGCCGGTGTGGCCCGCCCTGGTCATTGTTTCCGCCTCCATGCGGCTGGGGTCCGTGGCATTTAGCCCCTTTCGCCTTTGGTAATCCCTGCGCCCGTAAAGCATATCGGGGAAAGGCGGAAAGGGCAGATTACAGGCTTAGACCTGCCGCATCGCGCCATACACCGGACACTGCGTCCCACCATTCCGGCTTCTTCGTGGTGGTGTTCCAACGCCCTTGCGCGAGCGCAGGCCGAGCCGGGCGCTGCGCGGTAGTCCCGACATCAGTCAGGCGGGCGCTAAGCTGGTTGATGGCCTTCGCCGCCTGCCGTTGCCAATCCTCGATGCCGACCGGGCTGCTGTTCGGGACAGTTGGCACAGTCGTCATGCGCGTGAGCCCTGTTCGTAATCCAGATCAATGCCTTGAAAGAACGTCCACGACTGCGGTGGAATGACCACCCATGCCTGTACGTAGTTCCAGCTCTCACGTACCCTTATCGTTCCCGATGCTCGCGCCGAGGCATAGGTCGTCGTCGTCTGCGAGCCAGCAAGAGAGTTCGACCCGGCAATGCCGACTTGCGGGCTGGGAGCGTCCGTCATCGGTCGGACCGCTTGCAACCTAGCCCGATAGCCCGGAATCAGTTCCTTGCGCCCGTCGCCGAACGTGGCGGGTAGGGGCATCCCCGTAAACGAGCCGAGCGTGTTGCTCCCGTCGAACGCCAGCAGGATTGGATACCCACCTCGTAGCGCGATACTGTCGAGGGAGAAGGGAATGGCATCGATCGAGCCATACAACCCGTCAAGCTGTTCCAGCGACGTAGCGTTTGCAAGGCCGCTGACCAACCGGGACACCGGGGTTGTCGCGGTAGACCATTTGTCCAGCAGATAGTTGTAGATCAGCAGCCGATTGGCCGGAAAGGCCGATGGCAGGGTGACGATGTAAAGCGAGTTCTGCGGATCGACCACCGCCGTCACGCTATCAATGTAAGAGCGGTCGGACAGCCCCCGAAACCAGCGGTCAACCTTTTCCGATCCGATCGGCGTCATGGTCGAGCCGTCGAACGACATGAACCCGCGATTGGACAGGAAGAACGTCGTTGTGCCCCACGTCGCCAGCGTACCCGGCGCGACGCAACCCACGTCCTTCGCAACCTCGTCGAACTGCCACACCCGGCTATCGGCCGTGTAGCTCATGCGGACGATGCGGTTTTCCTGATAGACGTAGCCGGCCTGATTGTTGCCGCCGACAAGTCCCGTCACGTCGCCGCCCGTTGCCATGTCGGCCACGCCAGCCTCCGATGCAGTGCTGGGCGTCCATGATTCCGGCGCGCCTTGGTCGGACCATGCGATGCGGTTAGGCGATCCCGAGGCGTAGCCTAGCACCGTAAAGCCACCCACAACGGCAATATAGCGAGCGACCGGAGGCGAACCGCCCAGATTGGCAATGGCGTTTGTTGGCGCCGGGGTGAATTTCTTCACGGGATCGGCGCCGTTGGTCATAATAAGCAGCGAGGCATAAGGAACGGCCTGCACGCCAATCAGGTTGTTCAGGCCCGTCGCCATGCTGGTAAAGCCACCGGCCGCCACCGAATAGATGGTGGTGGCGTCCGCAGCAAACGAGTAAGTGACGCCAGCCGTGCGGTAGGCAAATCCGCCATAGGGTCGGCTGCCCAATCCTCCGTTGGCATTGGGGACGAACGAGTAGAATGGTCCGTAGCCGTTCTTAACGGGAAAACAGCCATCGGCAGTTACAATCCCTTCGCTCAAAAAAGGGGGCTGATCGGGCAACCAGCTTCCGAATGTAACACGCTGCTTCACGCTCGCACGCCGAGCCCGTCATAGACGTTGGCGCGCATGACGATCGGCCCCCCGTAACGCGCGCGGTTGCCGGCTTTGTTGATATCGTCGATAATCGACGCCAACTTGGCTTGGATGATCGGCAAGCGGCTATCCGTCCAGCCGAAGAACTCCGCTTGCAGCAGCGTACCGAACAGATAGGCGTCGGGATGCTTGGTCAGCAGCCAGTTGGTCTCGTTGTCGGGCGTGATCGCGGGAATCGCCTGCCGATAGACCAGATTGATGGTGTACGCGGCGTCAGGCGAAGGCCAGACATACAAGTTCTGATTGCTGGTAGCGTAATATTGGGGCTGGCCCGCTACGGGCGCAGGTAGCGCGTAGAACTCGTTGAAGCCAAGCTGCTCCAGCGGCCACGAAGGAGCGCCGACAATGGCGAGAGACCGGATGCTGTCCACGTCGGCGGGTAGCGCAGGATTGAACGGATCGATCGTCACCGTTGCTTCCATGTCGGGCGTGACGATGTTGCGCCGGAAATCCGCTTCTGCCAGCGCAATCATATTGGGAATATTGTCAGTCAGCGAATCCCCGGCGTCGTCGAGCCACGCCTGTACCGCCGCAACTAGCCCGTCATAAGTGCGGATATCCTGCGCCATAACTGCACCCTTACGCCTTTCCGAGCATCACAGCAGCCCCGTCCGTGCCGCTGCTAAATGTCATTGAAGGGGCTGCGCTCGGCAGAGCGCCATAAGCCACAGTTCCCACTAGATATCGGCCCGGAGTACTAAGATCTTCACCAATTGCACGGGGATAGATACCCATTGCAGAAGTGCTGATACCCTTGACCGTCGCGGGAGTAGAGCCTTGCTTAAACAAGGCCGCCGCGAAGTAGATGCCCGGATTGAGATAGGCGTTCATGCCGTTCAGAAACAGGCGAGCGCCCGCAACCGCCGCCGAGTTGACGGCCGAGTCCAACGACAGCTCGCCCGCGTCTTTCACCAGCGCGCCGAACCCTCCCGTGCTGCGATCCAGCCCGTACATGCCCATGCGGACCGCGCAGCCTGTCTGCGGGGTGGTCAGATGGATGCCGATACTGTTGATGTTGACCTTGCGGTGGAACACGAACTTCTGGGCGATCAGCAGCCCGGCCGCCGGGGTGCGGTCGGTCAGCGCCGTGATGCCGGGCGCGAACTGCGCGAAGCCGGACGGCCAATACTGGTCGTCGAACGCCGTCAGTATCCACTCGGCCGAGCCGGTCGTGGCGTTGGCGCAGGTCCACTGTTCACCGGTGTTGCGGTTGAACCAGCTGGAGCCGATCACATAGCCCTGGCTGGCGTCGTTGCCGGCATTGGGGTCGATGGTCGCAGAGAGGTTGTTCTTGATGTCGGCCATCATTCAGAGCTCCAGAACAGCATCGCGCATCGAGGCGAGCTGGGGTGTGGGTTGAAAATCGGCGGTGTAGGCGCAGGGCATCTCGCCCGCGGTCGACATCCAGCTGTTGTAGCCGTTGTCGAGTGTCCACTCGACCAGCATGCCGCCACCGGTCGACTGAACGATGGGCAGCGCGACATCGAGGTACTGCTTGCGGATGTTGCTCGCGATCCGCTCGTACTCGTAGGCGCTGTAGCTGGTCGGCGCGGGCGTATCGACCTTGCCATAGGCGTCGATGATGCCATCGCCGTAGCCCGTCCGGACGTCGATCTCGGAGACGATGATCTTGAGCCCGAGGCCGACGAGGCCTTGCAGAAAGCTGCGCAGGCGCGGCGCCGAGAACGACAGCCGGAACTGCATGTGCGCCTGCTGGGCATAGCCATCAACCACTGCGCCCGCCTGTATCGCCGCCGTGATGCCGGCGAGCGTGTTCTGGGCAAGGTTGTTGAACGTCGACGAGCCCAGCTGCTCCGTCTGGTCCTGACACCAGAACAGCGGCACGCCGGGTAGCTTCTGCCGCACGCGAGCGATGGCGAACAGCACCGGCGCCAGATAGTCGTCCTGGGTGGCGGTCGAGGCGGTGCGGCCAGCGACCGTCGCCGCCGCGGTGTTCCACGGATTGGTCCGCCAGCCGCCCGGATTGGTGGAGCCCGCGGAGAAGAGCTCGTTCACGACGTCGGCGTTCGCGATGATGTCGGTGTATCCGGCGAGCAGCCCGCAGATCGCGTCGATGCGGGCGGCCATCAGCGTCTGCCACTGGCCGGGGTTCTGCTGGAGGTACGTGTCGATCCAGGTGCCGATGTCGCGCTTGGGGTAGACGCCGATGACGTGGCCGCGGACCTTCTTCCCCTTGGCTCGCGCGTCGTCCAGGAATGCCTTGGCGGGGTTGAGGTTGAAGCTGCCCAGCGACGGATTGAAGTTGTCGCCCATCATCACGTAGCCGGGCACGTACAAGTCGACGTTGTCCGCGATCCACGCCTGCCGGGTGGCATAGCCCGCTGGCCCCGCCGCGCCCATGACGTCGCCGCCCTGGATCGAGGTGCCGAGCAGGATGCCCTTGTTGGCGCTGATCGTCTTGAGCAGCCCGCCGGGATCGACGGTGTAGCTGCCGACCAAAGCATTCCCAGAAACATCTGTTTCTCGGTTATTAGCTAGGTCAATTAAGGTACCCGCAATGCGGGTGGGAGCGACCAAAATAACGGCGGGTTGATGCCCACCCATCGAATTGACGATGACATCCTCGTCAGGAGTGGGCTGCCGACCGCCATACGACGCCAGCGTGTCCGACAACACAGACATCAGCCGCCGCTTAGCTTGCCGATAATGGCGAGAGCCACATCACCGGCAGGAGCCAAGCTGACCTGCCCGGCCGGGCCGATTGGCGGCTCAAAATCGATTACCGTTGGAGAGCCGTGGTAGTCGATGCTTTCGATCTCGTCGGCGCCAACGTAATATCCATCGCCATTCTCGCGGAGTGAAAAAGTACGGCCGGCTATATTGATATCCATTATTGCCTCCCGACGACGCGGACGGGAAGGCCCGAGGTCGCGTTAGAAATTGGCGAAACTGTCAACCCGAGTAATGCCGTTGCCACAGTCGGCAAGGTGGTTGCTACAAGCTGCCAGCACTTCCCGCTGAACGTAGTGGCCGTCACAGCACTAACCGTACATTTGTAGGGCGTGTTACCCGATGAGGGGATGTCCGCCAGATACCCGGTTGGCGGCGCGCTGAACGGAATGGCCCACGTTCCTGAGAACGTACCATCGGACAGCGTGTTCGTTGTCGCTGCCTGAATTTGTCCCTGCATGAGAGTCAAGTTAGTCGCAGCGGCTGCGGACAAATCGTCTGGGCTAACCCCGTTGGGGGCTACGGTCGCTTGGCCAAAGACCGGAGAGCAGATAAGGCAAATCGCTCCTGCGGCTTGTAGGACCTTCATTTTGCCTGCCCCGAAAGAGTGATCGGCGCGGTGCCGACTGGCGTGTATGTCGTGCAGCTAGTTGAAAACAGAAGCGTTACACCGGTCGACAAAAGCAAGGGCGTAGTAAATCCCTTATCATAGCTGCTCGATGCCGCAAGTTGATAACAATACGGCGTACTCGCCGCCGCCAACGTAGCGCCACTAGCCGGGGCAGCGCTGGCATTGTAAACCACAATATACCCCGCCGCTGTCGAATTTACGATATTGATGCTGTAAAGCGCACCTGCGGTGGCCTTGATGACAACTGCCGTTACACCCTGCGCCGTCGTTCCTGCAACCGGTCCAGGTGTCGTGTAAAGGTTGCCGAAAAAGTCGCACTGCAAACTACCCTGATACTGGTCGGCCCACGCAGCTCGGGTAGCGTAACTCTTGCACCCGATAAGATCAGATGTAAGCGTGGTGGAAAGCATCGTCGCTGGATCGACGTTACCGGCAGATGACACACCGACTTTCAAACGACCCGTTGTGATGCAGTTCAGCGGGTTACTCGTTCCTACGATGTAGGTCTGATTGCCCGTGACAGCCGTACACAGCGACAGCGTGCCACCTTGCCCCATCGTCGTAGAGCCCTGCGCGCTACCGCCGATGCTAGCCACCAGCGGCACACGGAGGGTTTTCCCGCTTCCGTCATTCGCCGGGACTGTCGTGGCTGCATCATAAGGAGGTGTGTTCTCCTTTTGAGTGACGGTCTGCGCCTGCGCCACAATCGGCAGCAACAGCGGCAGAGTGTGAAGCAGGCGCAGCCGCATTACTTGTTGCCCTTCTTGGTGTGATGCTCGGGCGTGTCGATGTACGCCGCGCGCTGAGCCTCGGCATGACTGACACCGCCCTTGGGCGTGTCGTTGGTCTCACCCGGCGTCGGAGTATCGTTCTCCGCGACGACCAGCATCTGCGGCACATCCCGACCGGCGAGCGGCGGCTGTTCGCGCATGCCGTCATAGGTGCCGTCGTCGGGCTGAATGGCGCCGGACGAATGCTCCGAACGGCTCACCTGCTCGTCGGTGCCGACCAGCTTGTCCGTCGTATCAGCCTCGCCGGTAACTTCCTGCGTCTTTGCGTTGGCCTCGTCCGACACCTTGACGCGCGCCTTCTGCTGATCGTCCAGCGCCTTGGCCGTCTGCGTGTTGATGTTGTCGTCCGGCTTGTCGATCTTCTTGGTGGTCATGTCACGTCTCCTAAAGGCGGAACTGGTTGGTCCGCAAATGAGCGTATTCGCTGCTGTTCAAAAGGCGACGGACGCCTTCCTTGTGATTAGGGTCATACAGGTTGACCCCGTGCTTGTTGATCCATTCCATGATCGTCACGGCAGGGATATGAGCGGCGTGCCACATGTCGGCGCGACGGTCGAACCCCTCCGCTTGCTGTTCCTTGTTGGCGTCAAGAATCGGCGTGGCGTCCTGGCGATAACGAAACCCCCATGTGTCACCGTCGTCCTGTGCGGCAAACTCCGTGGTCAGCCCCGTGGTGGGATCGTGATCCAATTGCCGCCAAGCACTCACACCAGCACCGCCTTGCCCTGTGCCACGAGGTCATCGGCAACGTAATCCGGCACCTCTGCCGTATCGCCGTTGTAGATGACGCGCTCGTCGCCGAGGAACAGGTCTGCCGGCACGGTAGCCTTGATCGTCACCAGATCAGTTGCCAGGGCCTCGTCAGCGAGGATGGCATCCTGTGTCACCGGATTTCTCATTCTACCGCGCGGCATTCCTTGTCTCCTTACGACGGGGTGATATCGGCGATCACACCGGATGCCGCGTCATTGCTGCACCGCAGAGTAACCTCCGTGTACATGGCATCACGGTCGGCAAGCCCGGTCGTCGCCAGCTTGCGACGCTGCATGGGGTCGAGTTCCATAATCTGCCACATGTCGGTATCCAGCACCAGCGCGTCGCGCGTAGTGCCGATGTTCCGATCCGGCACGAACGCCAACTCGCCGAAGTCCGACACGTACACGTCGGCGCCGCCGATGAT